CTTGCTTCGACGCATCGCCTGCGCCCTTTCCAACGATCACAGTGTGTCCCACTGATCTCAGATATTCGATCACTTTTTTTTGATCGGGAGACAGCCTGCCGCCCGTGGCTCTTTTCATTTCCACCCAAAGATTGCAGGCAGGAATGTACAAGTCTGGTATCCCCCGTGTGACCCCTTCTGCCTTGAGCCGTGTCGCCACAGATATGCTACGCTTCTCACCGTTGGGGATCGCAAAAATCAAAGTGTGCGGATATTTGGCCCGAAACCAGTTCACAAAACCCACCTGTTCAGAATGCTCGGAATGTTTAAAACGGTATGTCTTCGACACCCCAATCAGCGATTGGGCCTTCTTGCGCCTCATATTTTCTCTCCACTTTTGTATAATCGAACTGCACAACCTCAAAGTATTTCGGATTGTATGTCGAGGGTTTTATTTTGATGCGGCTGGGCCAGTTCCAGAAATGGCACTCGTCCATCGCCTCGTCTGTCGTGTCAGCGCCAGAGGCCAGCAGTGACCGCCGCGCCTGATATCTGCTGGCCGCATAGCCACCGTGATTTGGACAAAGCCATTCGTTTACGCTTCGCATTCCGCAGTAGTATGTGACCTTGACTGAATCAGGTTTGCCCTCCTTGCGGTGGCGGTGATAAAGGACGCTGTCCACGTCCACCCATTCGGCTTTTACTTGGCCCGACAGCATGGCCCCATCGTAACTTTTGGAGCCGTGATTTAATGTGCGAGGTGGGAACTCATGGCCGCAAACGTGGCATTGTAACGCCGCCGCAGGACACATTGTTTGGCAAGCCTCGCACTGCTTGACGGGTGCCGCACCCTCTTCTGCCTTCGCAGATTTATCCTTGGGCTTTACCTTATCAATAAATCCATGCCGCTCAACATTGGCTCCGAAATCAAGCACCAAACAATCAGTCTTTCCTTCTGCAATCCTAGTGCCGCGCCCAATCATCTGGACATACAGCCCCGTAGACGCTGTCGCCCTGACCAGCGCAACAACGTCCACGGCAGGGTGATCAAATCCAGTGGTCAGCACGTTCACATTTATCAGGCATTTAATCTCACCGCTCTTAAAGTCTGCAATGGTTGTCTCCCGCACGGCGCTGCTGTCACTGCCAGTAATCACCTCGACTTCAATGTCGTGGTTTCCAAATTCGTTGGCCAACATATGCGCGTGATTGACGCCGCTGCTAAACACCAGCCAGCTTTTTCGATCTTCGCTCAGTTCCACAATTTCTTCGACAGTTTTTCTCACCAGTTCGGGATCAGACGCAGCAGTGGCAAGGTCGCTCTCAATAAACTCACCGCCCCGTTTTTTGACGTTGGTCAGATCGATCTGGTTCAGACCGCCTTTGCTAATGACAGGCGACAGGTATCCCTGCTCCATCAGCATATCGATTGGAATGTCATGGGCAATGCCGTCAAAGATAGCGCCCTCGCCTTTGTGCAAATATCCTGTGTCGAGCCGATACGGCGTGGCTGTCAGACCCACCACTTTGATCGCGGGGTTGCACACCTTCAGATCGGCAATAAACCTGTTGTATCGCGTCTCAGTGTTTTTGGGCAGCATGTGCGCTTCATCGATTAAGATCAGGTCTGGTGCAGGAATGATGTCATACGCCCTCTCCCAGACCGACTGGATGCCAGCAAAGGTAATGGGGCGGTCTAAGACCTTCTGCTTTAGACCCGCACTGTATACCCCGTAATCAGCTTCTGGATACATTTTCAACAGGCCATTGGCCCCCTGCTCCAAAAGCTCTTTTACATGCGTCACAATCATTACCCGTGTGCCAGCAAATGCCATAGCGTCCTTTACGATCTGCGCTATAATGGCCGTCTTGCCCGACCCCGTTGGGGCCACGATCAATGGATTATCGCCCGACTTACTCGCCCAATAATTGTACAAACCATCGACAGCTTCTTTCTGATAATCGCGTAATTCAAACGTCATGGGACAGAACTCCTTCACCGTGGGACAGAACTCTTTTTCTCAATTCTTCGCTGTTGTCTTGATTGCGGATCACGCCTTGTGGGGTCTGATACTCCACGAAATCATCGCCAGCGTCTATGATCTCCCAATCGTCAGGAACCATAAACGGATTAAACAGGTGGCCCCCCGCGCCTTCCTTGCGGCTCCAAGTCCCGTCTTTTTCTGGGGTGCTGTGCGCGTCTGTCCGATCATTAACCTCTGGCAATTCACCACCGTGGCAAATCGGAATGTAAGAGCAAAACCGACAAGCAAACTTTGACGGGTCGTGACTGATTTTAGACGGTGGCTTTTCGTCAAAAATGATATTGCTGGCCTTGCTGATTAGCATCTCACCTTCTGCCCGATCCCGCTTGATCCGCTCAGAATAAATCTCATCTGTGTTTTTGTTCACAGCAAAAAAATAACAACGATCAATGTCAGCCAAATGCATACCGACTTGGCACTGCGCCCAGTATTGCGGCTTGCTGATCCTGACGCCCTTCATCTTTGTTTGGGCAAAGCTCTTGTCGTTCATTGTTTTGAACTCCAGCGTGTGCGTCTCTTTGCTTTCTGGGAAGCCAATTCCAATGCCGTCCAGCGACAGAGCAAAATGACCCCCACAGGCCGTGTAATTAATCTGTCGGCCCGTTTCTGGATCGACCTCCCACACCTCTACCCCAATCGCCCGAAGGTTTGCCACGATCCGCTCCTCCTCGCGGTCACCCGTTTCAAACAGGCGCAGCATACGTCCCTCAAAGCTCTGTGAGCTTGCGTGTCGAAACTGATACCACAATGCCCGACTGCACGGGTTGCCTATCTGTGAGCCGCCCAGATGCGCCCTGTGGCCGTTATCGCGGCTGGCCTCGTAGTGTTCGTAAATTTTCTGCACTGTGGGCGATGGATTGTATTTTTCAAGGTTCATCTTGGCTCCTCTCTATTTGTAAAATGGGGCAGCAAAAGCCGCCCCATCGCAAAACAGATTATCGCTTCCAAGGTGGCGTTGACGATGCCGCTGAAGCCTCCGCAGGGGCCGCTGTAGCAGCGCCATTGGTTTTGGCACTTGAGTACCCTTTGATCTCATTAGAGGCGCTGTACTGGCCGTCTGCGGCCTTGACCGCCACCTTCACCACCAAAGGCTTGTCGTGCAACTCGCTGCTGTCCTTGGGCGTCATAACGCCCGTGGCGTGGCAGATGGCCGACAGAGTGCGCTGTGCTATGTCGACTGCAATTTGGTTCGGATTATTTAAATTCAAACGATCTATCAATTTGCGTCCAGCATACTGGCCCTCAACAATTTCCAGCCCAAGCTGCAAATAGCTGCCAGTCATCGCCTTAGTCGGCTTCTCCTCGCTCTCGACAATCACTGCCGAATAGTTTCCCGATGGGAGCGGCTCGTATGTTGCGGCTGGTTCAATAGCCGCTGCGTTAAAACCATTTAGTTCCATGTGAGTTTTCCTTTCACTCTGCTACAAAATCTGCAAATGGGTTGCGGTCAAACGTGAAGGCCAGAGGCTCAGACACGTTAAACCGATTTTTCGTGACGCTCGACGCCTGTGGGTGGCAAATGATCTCCCGCTCCCCCGTCGAAATCGCACGTTTCTTGTCGCCGTCACCGCCACGAATTAAAGTCTTCAGCCTGATCAAGCCGACCAGATCGACGTTGTCAGTATAATGTGGCAGTGACTTCTTGTGCATCCGCACGGTGTATCGTGCAAAGGCGTCCATATCTGGCAGGTCAAGCATCTCAGTATCAGCGTGGCCGATAAAGATGACGTTCATTCCCTTCTCATACGCGAGTGATCCCGCCCAGTCTCTGATCTGGCGATGCTTCTCAGCCGCCGTGCTATAGCCAGCGCCGTAACCGCCGCCAGCTTGATTGATGCTTTTTGCTTTTGGATCAGCAGCCACAATCTCAGCCTCGACCATCGTCGCAAGTTGGGTGATCGAATCAATCACCAGCGTCTTGTGGTCGTGCTTTTGTGTGGCAAGCGCCTCAATCGCGTCCAGCACGTCTTGTGTGGACGTTGCCAGTGGAAACAGGCTGACGTTGTCATTGCCTGCAAGACTGGCTGTGCCGTCCTCTGTGCGAATGAACACTGGACTGGGGAACATACTACTTAGAGTTGTCTTCCCCATTCCACCTTCGCCAAACAAAGTGCAGATGATAGGTCGCTGGCCGCTTGGCTTGCTCAGTGTTTTAAGATCAATTGCCATTACTCAACCCTCCATGCCCGAAAACTTTCATCTTCCTGCTGTTGGCAACGCACAAGTAGCCCCATGCGCTTCGCTGTATTTCTGATGCTGGTAGCTTGCGTCTGGCTCTCAAGCTGAACGCTGTCGCCAACTTCCATTTTCCGTAGCAAATCCTTCCATCTGCCTGACCTGTCCCGTGAGGGTGCCGTCATTGGCACCCCCTTTTCGATCTTAAACATTACCAATCTCCCTTAAATACGATGGCAAATACCTCGTCCAAAATTTCATCTATGCTGCGGTTCATTTGCAAACTCCAAGTCTGGGTGGTCGCGCCACCTGTTCAATTTACGTTCTAGCTTAATCTGTGCTGGGCTTTTGTGGTCACCGTTCATCACAGTGACACACGCTATCGCAGAGATCAGCATCTCAAGCTCGACATCAGTCAGGCGCATTAAAGCACTTCAACCTTGACGCCGATTTTGCCAGCTTTTGTTTCAAAGGCAGGCGCAATCTTGGCCCACAACTTTGGCTCATTAGCCAACAGGTAACGGCAGCCAGCGGCATCCGCGCTGATTGTGTGTTTGACTGGCTGCAAATGTGCGGGTATTTTTTTAGAAACTTTGTCCCAAACGATGGCGTCAACTTTACGAGACACGGGCTGTGTCAGCGTAATCTTATGGCCTTCAGTTTTGTGGGATATGGAGCCTTCATCTTTGGCTTCTAGTGCAGCGTTAAGCTGCTCTTCAATCGCGTGGCGCTTTGCGGTCAGCGCCTTCTCTTGAGCTTTAATATCCAGCCAATCAGAGGCAAGAATATCGACATTGATATTTTCCATTTCGTTCTCCATTTTTTCACATTCACTTTTTCTACAAGCCGATCTTTACGAAATTTATTTTATGGTGTAAAGCCTTTTTTTGAAAATATGCAAAATTGGAGACTGCAATGGACAATATGATACCTCTTCAGACGATACGGGACGCCCTGCAAGATCGCAGACTAACCGTTGTCGCAGAGAAATCTGGGCTGTCGCACCCCACCGTAAAGGCCGTGGCGACAGGCAACGAACGAATCAGTTTGAACACTTGGAGGAAATTGTCAGAATATCTCACCGTATATAAATAAGAGGTCAAAAAAAATGACTAACGTGGAAGAGTATTGCGAGAAACTGGGCTGGTATTTGGTTACGATACCCGCTGGCACAAAAGGCCCAACCCGCTTTGGATGGCAGAAGCCAGAGCAGGCACTGTCTGATCCAGAAAAAGCGCGTCTGTATTACGAGCAGAACCCAACGCACAATGTGGGCTTGCTGCATGGGGCGTCTGGAACCTGTGCAGTGGACATCGATCATGTCGAATACACCAAGATGATCTTCGAAGAACTGGGGATCGACTTCTCAGAGCTTATGCAGTCGGCACCCCAGATTATTGGGCGCGAAAATCGTGGCAAGCTGATCTTCAAGGCACCGCCCGATTTAATCACCCATAAAATATCGTGGCCTGTCGAGGGCGATCCGCGCAAGACAGAAGTGGTCTTTGAGCTTCGCGCTGGGGCCGTGCAAGATGTGCTGCCGCCATCGATCCATCCAGACACGGGCCGTCCCTACGAGTGGTCTGGTCGATCTATCTTCGATGGCTTGCCAGACCTACCGCCGCAGCTTCTCACAATCTGGCGAGAGTGGGATAAATTTCGGCCACAGATGGTGGCGATCTGCCCGTGGGCGCGTGAGCCAGAATTTCAGCCACCGCGCAGGCCAAGGCCAAAAGGTGACGGCACATCTGTCATCGACGCCTTTAATGAGGCGCACGATATGCACAGTTTATTAGTTCAATACGGCTACAAGCAAACCGCCAAGGATCGCTTTCTATCACCCAACAGCACATCCAAACTGGCGGGGGTAAAGGTCTTTGATGATGGTCGCGCATACAGCCACCATGCCAGTGACCCGTTTGATTCGGCTCACAGCTTCGATTGCTTTGAGTTGTGGTGCCAGTACGAACACATGGGCAATGTCACCAAGGCCGTCAAAGACGCCGCTGCGTTTCTCAACGTGACCAACAATCCAGATCACGAATATGATGAAGAGGCGATTAAGCACGGTGCAAAAGTGGCGGCATCAATTATGTCCACACCAGCAGCCAAGGCCGAGCCTTTGGGCAATATCCCAGATCACCTGTTGTCAGTACCGGGCGTCTTGCAGGACGTGGTCAATTATTATTCTGTCACCGCAATCAAGCCACAGCCGCAGTTTGCTGTTCAAGCGGCCATCGCCTTTGGCTCCACAGTAATGGGCAGGCGTTGGGTGACAAACCAGCGGAACTTCTCCAGCTTGTATCTGCTCAACATTGGTGAGACTGGATCGGGGAAAGAACATAGCAAGACCGTTCTGGAGCGGCTGCTTGAAGAGGCGGGGTTAGAAGACCTGATCGGGCCAGCGGGGTACACCAGTGGGGCGGGGGTGATGTCCACCCTCACCAAAAAACCAGTTCACGTATCTGTGATTGATGAGATGGGCCGTATGCTCAAGTCAGCAGCGGCCACTGGAATGCAGCATAAGGCCGATGCCCTGACATCCATTATGGAAGCCTTCGGACGTACAGACGGCGTCATGCGGCAGGCTGGCTATGCAACCAACACAATGAAGGCCAGCGAGGCCGAAAAACTGGAGAAGGTGGTCAGGCGTCCTTCCCTGACGCTGGTGGGCATGTCCACGCCGTCAGAATTTATGAAGGCCATTGGAGGGGGCGATGTGGCTTCTGGGCTGCTGAACAGGTTCCTGATTGTGAAGACAGATATCGGCGTCCAACTATCTCAAGAAATCACAACGTCCACAATTTCAGAGCGGCTGAAGTCTTGGGCCACTGATCACGCTAACGCCATTAACGGGACGTTAGACCCCGGATCAACGCACGATGTGCCGCCCTCACCAATGGAGGTGGCATTCACACCAGAGGCCAAGGCGATCCTGAGACGCTACGAGGAGCGGCTGGTGGACGCGATAAAGAAAGAGGCAGGCACTGGGCTGGAGGCTATGTACAATCGATCCAGAGAGATCGCCATGCGCCTGTCACTGATCATTGCCAGATCAATGGGGCAGGAAAGTATTGGTCTGGACGCAATGCAGTGGAGCATCGACTACGTCGAGCATTACGCTACTGAGACCATCAAGATGTTCAAGGCCAATATGGCCGATGGCCCCTTCGATGCCTGCTGCAAGGCAGTCTTTACCAAGATCGAAACGGCGGGGTTGGCTGGCATCACAGAGAGCCAGATTACCAGATCGGTAGGGGCATTCGCAAACATGGACAGGCGCAAGCGTGGAGACGTTCTGGACGCTCTGGCAAATGATCGTGGCATAGAGTGCCGTAATCTTAACGAGGGTAAGCGGGGCCGTCCGACGATGGCTTGGTTTGCACCATCAATTCAATAGGGGGGGGCATAATGTTTGAGCGAGAGCAGTGGAAAAAAATCTACGAGCAGAATTTGATAATGAGGGACGCACTGGAGGAGATCAGAGACATCGCCAATGTCAGCGAGGGTGTGCAGTTCTATGCGATGTTGGCAGAGAAAGCCCTCGACAAATGTCGAGACGATTAACTGCATGATTTATTGCATCATTAAACATTGGGGTATTTGTCAATGATTTCAACGGGGTATGTATTTTGTGTATTTATTGCATTTTTGCAGCACCTTGGGGGGCATCTATACTCCTCACCCTCCACCCCCCTCATCCATAGGTGGGGGGCAGGGGGTGGGGGGCAGTAATACACTATATATAATAATAATAATAATAATAATAATATTATATATATATATAAGGTACTTAGGGCGTTTCGATTTATTGCATTTGCGGTTCTGCAATAAATAAGCAGAAAATAAAGTAAATAATTTATCTATGGCCCTTGATGTATCTTTAAACATGCTTATCTATAGTGTGTAAGAGAGAGAGGAAGAAAAAAATGACAAAACTTAGTGAATATGACCGCGAAGAACTGGCCTACTTAAAGTGGGAATTAAACGGTGGCCCAGAGCGCAAAGCCGCAAAAGACTTGGCAGGCATGGACAGCGTCCTTGCTGATGCTGAAGACAAAGGCTGGGAAATCCTAAAACGCTGGACTGATAGCGATGGATGGGGTGGATATTGCGAACACGTTGTCCTGATGAAAGGCGATAAAATCGTCAGGGCTTTTTATCATTCTGGCAACAAAGGCTTGATGAAAAGATTTGAGAGCGGCGGCGCTAGTTCATGGGAGGCAGAATAATGACACGCAATCAAATCATCAAAGCAGTAGGTAACCCACACCTCAATCTATATGCTTCAGACGGTTACTTTTATTTCGTCTTCGATAATGGCGACATCAATGATTACGATGATCACAGCGTCTACGTGTATCGGCTAAAACATTTGTCTCTAAGCCAGTGGATCAATGAGGCTCAAACATTTTTGAAAGGTATCGGACAATGAGTGGCGCAACCGCACAAGACTTCGCAAAATGGGAAGCCCACGCCAAGAGCGTGGACTACCACGCCCTCGTCTTCATTATCCAAGACTGCCGCAATGCGCGGGAAGCCATGAAAGGCTGGAACCCCGAAAAAGAAAACTTCTATGCCGACCAAGGCATGACATATTCAGACGAACTCAGGAGGAGGATGAAGTGACAAAGTATGTCGAAATCACTCTGATGGTAGAGGAGCAAACCCTACGCGACATGAAGCACGTCTGCTTTTTAAAACGCATGGGTGGCAGTCATGATATGTGTTCAGAGGCTTGGGTAAAAGTTATTGAAGCAATGGACGATAAAAAAAACGCTGCCGACATCTGTCTCAAAGAATATAAGGAGGATTAAATGAACCAAGACGATCTTGATACGCTCACAGAGGTGCGCCAAGAAATTAGGCGCATCAATCAAGCCGCAATGCGAACCATCTTCAATCCAGCAGCAACAGAAGCACTGGAAGAATTAATAGAGAAAATTGGTGAGAAAAATGATAATTCGACAGTTTAACTATCCGCTCTTGGATGATGTGCTGAGACAGCAAGAACAAATGCTGGATGGATTGCATTTCGATAACGCAAAAAAATGCGAAATCATCGCAGCAACAAACCAAATTGCATCAATCAAAATCGCAATCGAAGTGGGAGAGGAATACGAAACAGACTTTTGAAATAAACTTTGCAGACAGTAAAGAAAAAACTTGAACATATAAAATAAATCTCTATCTGTAGGTCACAATCAAAAAAGAAAGGAGGTAAAAAATGAAGCCAAGCGTCAAGGAACTCTGCAAAGGAAAAACCAAAGCAGAAATTCGTGAACTCGCAATCGAAGAAATTCTTCCATTTGTGCAAAACCGCGAAGAAGCAGTCTACGCATTCGATAAGCTGCAAAAACTCTACAACGAAATGTAATGCGAAAGGGGGCGGTAAAAACTGCCCCCTCGTCAAATCAATCAATGGGAAAAAACAATGGAACTTCAAAAAATTCACGGGTTAATCACAAACATAACCCAACACTACAGCGCATTCGCTGTAAACACAGAAGGCCAAAATACCTTCATCACCAACAATCTCGCACGGTTCCTACAACTATCTGTAGGCGATCAAGTGCTAATGGAAGTCGTGCCAAATCATCCAGACAAGGCGCAAACAATACCATACCGCGCAGTCGGTTGCGTAAAGCTAAAAGAAAGTCTGCCAGAGGAAAGTCCAGAGCAGCCAGAACATGGCGTCCTGACAGAAATTATTGAGCGGCAAAAACAAACGCCGCAACAAATCGCGGAAGACCTAAAGGCAGTTCTAAAAGCCGCAGACACATACCTCATCACGTCCGAAGTGATAGCAGCATACCGCGAAGACAACCCAGAACATGCAGCCACAACAGATAAAGACATCAATAACAATCTGGCTAGAATGCACGGCAAAGGCAAAATCGCCAAGGCAGAAGTGTGGGGAAGCCCAGAGCAATCCAAATGCAGCTTTAACCTATGGGCGCATAACGTATCAAGGTTCACGCTATGAGCCTTGAACGCATCGAAGAGTTGGGTCAAATTTTATCAAAACTTGACCTGACAATCTCACATATGTTGTCGTGCAAAATAACGCCAGATGACTTCCCAGACCTCAATGACGCACTCACACTGCTTGAAGAGGCCAGAGGAATGCTGCGAAAGGCATATCAAAACGTCAGGACAGAATATGACCAGACAGGCAATTAAACGAGAGCAGTTCAAAGTTGATCACCTGACTTTTGAACTGACCGACACGACCTACAAAGTAATCGCAGGAGAGGCCGTACACGTAAAGGATCGACGCCCACTATTTACGGGCGTCATCACCAAAGGAACTGCAACAGAGCTACGCAGGCTGGCTCACCACTTCGATGAACGGGAGGATAAATTATGATTGGAAATAACAGAAATACAGACCTTAATCAGTACGCACTGGAGCTTAGACGGTCAGGTAAACTTTTCCGAGAAATAGGCGCTGAGCTTGGCGTAAGTCTTGAACA